AAGAGTTCAAGGACTGGTCAATAGAGACCGAATTGGTCAGTGCCGACGAGTCGATGGTCGTAATGAAGTCAACGATTCGAGACTCGGACGGGAAGGTTGCAGCCACTGGATTCGCAGAAGAGAACAGAAGCCTTGGCAAAATCAACAAAACTTCAGCCCTTGAGAACGCCGAAACCTCAGCGGTAGGACGGGCGCTGGCATTTCTGGGGTTAGGTGGTACTGAGATTGCGAGTGCTGATGAGGTCGCCACAGCAATCGCTCATGGCTCCCTAAAGGATTCAATGGAACCGATCCTCAAGCATAACGACGCTATCAGGGAAAACATTGATTCCATCTACTTTATCAAGGAGTACATCAAAACCGGCGATGTTGCTGGTGTTGCACAGATTTGGCTTGAGCTATCCAACGAGATAAAAGAAGCCTTATGGGTTGCCCCTACCAAAGGGGGAGTATTTACCACGGAAGAGAGAGCGTTTCTCAAGTCCGATGAGTTTGCACAAGCCAGAAAGGAGGCCGCATGAACGAAGACAAAGATTTTGTTGATGGCATGATTGTGAAAAGACCTCACGAGAATGCCCCAGATTTTATCAAAGCCAACATCTCTATAAAGCTTGACGACTTCAAGGGCTGGATCGGACAGTTCGTTAAGAACAATCCTGGCGATGAATGGATCAACATCGACATCAAGGAATCCCAAAAGGGCAAGCTCTACGCAGAGCGCAATACTTACAAGCCTGAGAAAAAGCAGGCTGCACCAGATCCTAAACCGGAACCCACCAAGGATGACGACATCCCTTGGTAACACTAACCTACCGGCTTTGAGTGTTCGGCCGGTAGTCTTTGCCCCAGATCTTCTGGGGCTTTTTTTAAGGAGAAACCATGTCAGACGACTACCTGTACTACCGCGATTTGTTCAACATCTTCAAGGTTTACACCACCCCCAAGCTCAAGCGGGTGCTGGACGCCAATGGCATACCTTACCGCCAGGATGGAAAGGGTAAGCCGTTCTGTTCACGAGCAGCTATTGAGGGCGAGTCGGCATCTGATAACGTCAGCGCATCAGAAGCCATGGATAACATGGACAAGCTCATTAGCGACTTCCCCACCAGCGTAACGGGTCAGGAGTGAGCAGCGGTCGGGGCAGTTGGAAGGATGAGATACCTGAATTCCTGCTGCCCCTGATTTTGGTGTTTGCCATATCAATGACAATTCTGTCAGCTGCAGATCATGGAGTGATTTCTGGCGGGATGTTTCTGGGGGGTTGAGCTTTAAAGGTGCGGCGATTTCGTCCATCGGGACGCCGCCAACCGATCAATCGGGCAAGGAGTAGCGCCCTGGACGAAACCAAGGCGGCGATTTAGCTCACTGGGGCGCCGCCGACCAGCCAACAGGCGAGGGGTTCGCCTTGAGCTATACAGAGTTTATACCACCTTTTCGTTGTTTAACAATTTTTTCTAATTTCCAGACACGTATTAAACCTGAATCCATGTCCTCGGTTCTTGTCACAACCTTAAAGCCATTCTTAGATAGCGAGGCTTTAAGGGAGTAAGCCTGTTTTTTTGGAAGCAAAACAGAATCGCCGACACTCATTCGGCGACTTAGATTTAGCCACTTACCCGACCGCGTATTTTCCTTTGGAATGGGTACATCGGAATCAATCTTCATAATTTAATCCCAGTGATCCGACCAATGATAATCAGCGTTTGATACATCATCTTCTATAAGATCCATGATGTAGTCAGAGTTGACTAGGCTACTGATATTGACCGGCCCTTCAGCGCCAGCGATCCGCGTTGTTACCTTTACAAGTTCATAAGTCTGGGGTTCCGCGTCACCGTCACCCGCGTTGATCCTGTAATGGATTTGAACATCGCACGTCATCCACTCGCAATCTAACTCAGCGTCCATGACATGAACGCGATTGTACAAACTAGCAACACCCATCATTTCACCCCCTTGAGGTCGTTATATAGCGATTCAAGCAACGCTAGTCCCATGTCTATGCCCTGCTCTTTGCCTTTGCAAAAAGACCTGTCAGCGCCCTCTGTTGACTTCTGAAGCTCCAACAATGCGGTTATGTGAGAACTTTTTAGCCTACGGATTCGCTCATTGGTGAGCTTGAGCGCCTTGAACCTTATCTGTGAATCACTCATAACTCGAATCCCTCCACGGATTTGATAGCTCCCCCTCCTCCACATAACAGCCGCCCACAATGACCCCCACATCGTTGTAGATGAAAGTCTCACCGTGATTAATTACCTCGTCCGCATTAAATGAAAAGCGGTCAGCTGCTTTGTGCAAGTCCGACTCGCCAAATATATGCTGACGATTATTCCAACCATCCGAAAACCACAATAAATAGGTATTCATTGCTTCACCCCCCGTAGTCGATCGACGATCATGCCAGTGTCACGCACTGCCATAGCTACATCATCAGAAGGACTGCGTACCTTGCCCAACCAATCCTGGGCGGCTTCTAAGTTGGCAATCGCCTCCGCGATGCGGAAGCGGTTTACCTTCGCCAGATCCTCCGGCGATATGGGTGCGCGCCTCTCAATATGTGGAAACAAACTGCGCGAGGTAGCCCGCAGCATATCTGGATAGATATCGTTATCGCTTCGCGTAATGTCCCGCGCATGGCACAGCAGCGCCTCGCACTCCGACTCTGTGAGTTCTGGGCATACCTTGCCCACATAATGAACGTCTAGGTTTTGCATTGTTTTACCCTCTTTGGTTGTTAGTGCCGCCAACAGTGGCGACACTTTGAAAAGTTTATCAATGTTTACCAAACAAATCCAGCAGATATTGGCACCTGAAAAGGCCTGCAGCGTTACCTGGTAGGCCTTATTGATTTGGGTAGGTTTAGGCGTCTAGAAATTCGAGCAGCCCGTGACGTTTTTCCCATTCGCTACGCTCGTCAATTTTGCAACCGTTACCCCATCGGCCAGCGTCAAAATCCCAATAGCAGCCACTGATACAACGCTGTATTGCGTACCCCTTTACAAAATCGCGGATTATTGGTTGTTCATTGGTTTGGTTCATAAGGTACTGATACGTTAATTCAACCTCTTCTCGCGTTTCATATGTTTTCATATGGCTATAGCTCCGTTGTTGATTTGCCATTATTGGCACCCAGAAACCCGCGCGGCATGATCCGGTGCGGGTTTTGGGTTTGGGTGAGTTAGTAACCTAGCCAGACAAGGATCTCGTTAGACTGGTAGATGTCGCGAACACCGTACTCGCGGAAGAAGTCAGCGAAACCCGCGTCATCGATACCATGCTCGCGCATCTCGTGAACCATCTCTGCATAAGTAACTTCTTGGCCGTCCATCGCTTCCTGATAATCCATAATTTAGATCTCCGTTAGTGTATTAACGTGCGTGAATAACCCGCGCAGCATTTCACGGATAATGAAACCAACCGGAAAATCAAATTCGCGGCCGTTCCGCCAAGTGCATTGGATATATGAAATCATGGTGCTTCCCCTATACCAAGTTATCGAAAAACGCCTGGGGGCGTTCTGCTGCCGTCAAACCGTCGAGCCACTTGCTAATGTGTCGGCTCGTGGTAACACTCCACTTGGTGCTTGTCTTTACCACTGTGTCTCCGTTGTCAGCATCGGCCAGCAGTGCCGCTACTGGCGTCTCGTATGAGAACAGAATCTGACCCTTTTCGGTTGTAATTTCTGTCATATTACTGCCTACGTTTCTCAGTCTCATTTTGTACCCCTTCGTTGGTTTGCCACCATTGGCACCCAAAAACCCCTGCGGCCGTACCGGACAGGGGTTGTGGGTCTGGGTGGGTTTATTGCTTAGGCGCGCATATCAAAATAACCCTGCAACTTCCTGCGCTGGGCAGTATCTCCCGTCCAATCTTGAACTGTACCGTCAACGACTGCCAAAGCATGACCGCGCACTAATACATAATAACTTCCGCGCGGATGTGTTTTGACAAATCGGTTAATGGTCATTCCGTTGCAATCGCTGGAAATCGTTTTCCCGAGATTGCTTAGCGCCCTGAAGATCTGGAAGGTTGACATTCCGCATCTATCACGCCGCCCAAACTTCTTCATATAACGATGGGCCTTGCCAAATGACCAATCCATTGTGTTTGCCAATGCAATAACCGTACAACAACCGTTCTCGCGGTATCGGTCAATTTGTTCTTTGCATTGTCCCCATGTTTGTTGATGTTTCATTTGCTGTGCTCCTTTGGTAACAACACTAAAAAACATCGTAATGCCCTTTAGTGTTGCCACCAGTTACTCGCGGACGGTGTGACTCGCGTCAATGGCTCCGGATTGTCTGCCCATTGCCTACACCGTTTGCTTTCGCGTGGTAGCGTCTGCCGGTCTTTGTGTCGGTGGATGACCTTTGGAGCATGGTGGCCCATGTAATCCTTTGGCGTCCGTTGACAACCGCCCCAAGTTATAACCGTCGAGGGAGACGTCGAACTTACAGTACTCGCTGAATCCGCTGGTAGGCGCACTACCTTTGGGCTTTCCCTGTCACTTGCAACCATTAAAGCAAAGTTCTTCAAACCTGTGAAATATTGTTTGTTCATAACAAAGGCGTTTGCTTATTACTTTTTTTTGTCGTCCGATGGCGTGGGTTTGGTTGGGTGTTGTGGGTGGGTGTAGTGGGTGCCTACTCGCCCCACACATTTCTAGTTCTGAAACTTGCTTGTTGCCAACAAGTAACTTACTTGTCGTGAACAAGTATCTTGTCGGTGAGCACTCACTAACAACTTACTTGTCGCAAGCAAGTATCTTCCTTGTTCGGAACAAGTAACCTGGGCCTTGATTGGCCCCCCGGCCCCCCGCGCGCGATTGGCGGCTGGCGTGGTTCCCACCCAGATACAAAAAAAGCCAAAATGAAAACATCTCAAGTGTCTGTTACCAAACGAAACATAAGGTGTTACCGTGTAACCTTTGGTAACGAATATTTATTTTCAAAAAAGGGTTGTAGTACTTGATTATTAATATAGGATAGGGTGGGTAGGAGGGCTTAAACGGCCTTTTAATTTTTTAGGGAGAACTGATATGAAAGAGCATACTGTTGAGTACCGTTCTATTGATTACTATTCGATGTGCGAGAAGTCCAAGGCTAAGGTGAAGGCTATGCAGGATGCTGGCTTTACGACCATGTATGACCCTAAGTCTACGCCTGAAGAGACTGAGATCCACAATATGAATGGTATGAGCAGCTATTCCGTCATTATGATGGGCAAGTAGTAGCTACCATAATTATTTTTGAGGCCAGCTATGCCGTATAGAGTCATTAAGGACTATTACCTCCCAAAAGACAAAGAAACATGGGATGTAAAAGAATGGCACGATCATGAGGTCTTTGATGACCTTGAAGACGCCTGGGCAAAGATGAAAAGGCTAATGAACTCCGGTGTATTAAGCTCCACAGATATGTGGTGGCTTGATAGGAAAGGTTATTTTTTTAATTTTCCGGGCGACCATAAATCCCGTAAGCTACCTTGGCGAGTTGAGTGGTTGTAAGTTAGTGCTTACTAACCCGTAATGCTATGGCTGATCTAGGTATTCTGGAGCAGATAGCCAATCATCTGGCGGATATTGCTGATGAGCTAAGGATTTTCAATCAATTTCTAGCGGATATAGATGAGCGAAACGGATTCACAGAGCCATTACCAGCAGCGGAAAGCGGAACTCAAAGCGAAGAAGGCGGATAAGCCCTCTAAAAAAGAGTTGGCGGCTAGATCCCCTGGTGGACGGGGCAAGATTGGCCGGCCCAAGGGCGATGCCGCCATTATTAACGAGTATAAGGCTCGTATGCTGGCGTCCCCCAAATCTAGGCGGGTGCTGGATACCATATTTGAAGCCGCCCTTGACCATGATCACAAGAATCAAGCTGCCGCTTGGAAGCTGGTGATGGATCGGATACTGCCTGTAGCTGCATTTGAAAAGGATGTGATACAAAGTGGTGGTAAGTCGGCCATCCAAATCAATATCACTGGGGTTGGTGGCGCTGAAATATCGCCAGAACCCACGATAAACCAAACAACAATAGACGGTAATTCTGGTGAGATACTTCAAGATTGAAGAATTTGACTGCCAAGAAACAGGGGAAAACAAAATGAACCCTGAATTTCTTGAAAAGCTCGATGAATTACGGCATGAGTGCAAGTTTCCCTTTACGATTACGTCTGGCTACCGCGATCCATCCCATAGTATTGAAGCCAAAAAAGAACGCCCAGGTATGCATACTAAGGGGATTGCAGCTGATATATACGTCAGCAATGGCGTAGATCGTTACAAACTACTAATCACTGCGTTCAATATGGGTTTTACGGGAATAGGGGTAGCCAAAACCTTTATTCATGTGGATACTCGCACCAGTCAGCCCGTAGTCTGGACATATCAATAATGCTATATACCAAGCACACTAACGTAACAGGCACCGCAGAGGTGGTCTTGTTGACCGTTCCTACGGGGTTTGTGGCTCATGTCAGCTATATCTTGGTAGCCAACAATCATGCCTCATCAAATAACTGCTCTATGCACTTTGATGACGGCACAAATGAGCTTTATGTACTAAAAACCAAGGCCATTGCCAGTGATGCCAAAGAAGAGTTCTATCGCGGTGTCTTTGTTTTGCAACCTGGGGATCAAGTCAAAGTGCAAACAAGCGGCTCTGGTGACGTAGAGTTTGCTATTACCTTTGATCTTATGGAAGCTCCTGCAACCTTTGTGAACTTTTCATGACTCCTGACCAGTTAAATGCATGGCGATTGATACCACGGCTGTTAATGCTGGCAATGCTAGTTATGACCTATCGGGTTGTGGAGTGGTTTATGTCGTTACCTGATCCCAATCCTGAGCAAGCCGCTTTAGTTAGCGTAATGACTGGCGCTCTTACTGGCGCATTTGGTTTATTTTTGGGTAAAAAAGAATAATGGCTGACCTGAATGTACAGCTATTGCCGTGGCAACAGGATGTATATTCTGATCCTACACGGTTTAAAGTAGTTGCTGCAGGCAGACGTACAGGCAAATCAAGACTTGCCGCATGGCTATTGATTATCAACGGTCTTCAAGCCGATAAAGGCCATGTCTTTTATGTCGCTCCAACCCAAGGCCAAGCCAGAGACATTATGTGGCAAACCCTTATGGAGTTAGGTCATCCAGTTATATCAGGCTCCCACATTAATAACCTACAAATTAAGCTCATTAATGGTGCAACAATTAGCCTAAAGGGTGCAGACCGCCCCGAAACGATGCGTGGTGTGTCCTTGAAGTACCTTGTTATGGACGAATATGCCGATATGAAGCCTGATGTATGGGAGCAGATACTGCGCCCAGCACTAGCTGACCAGAAGGGGGAGGCATTATTTATAGGCACTCCTATGGGGCGTAACCATTTTTACGAGCTTTACAAGTATGCAGAGCTTGGTGAGGATGAAACCTACAAGGGTTGGCACTTTAGTAGTTATGACAACCCAATACTGGACTCCGCAGAGATTGATATAGCAAAGAAATCTATGTCTAGTTATGCGTTTCGCCAGGAGTTTATGGCCTCATTTGAGGCTAGAGGCTCTGAAATGTTTAAAGAAGACTGGGTTAGGATCGGTGAGGACAACAATGATGGCGATTACTACATAGCCATTGACCTTGCCGGCTTTGAGGACGTCAACAAGAAGCGAACTAAGAACACAAACCTAGATGAAACAGCCATTGCAGTGGTAAAGGTTGGCACAGATGGTTGGTTTGTAGAAAATATTATTCATGGCCGGTGGGAACTGAACGAAACCGCCATGAAAATCTTTCAGGCAGTGCGGGATTATCGCCCTGTTAGTGTAGGCATTGAAAAAGGCATTGCAAAACAAGCGGTGATGTCGCCTTTGACAGACCTGATGAAACGATATGGGATGTTTTTTCGTGTCGAAGAGCTAACCCACGGTAACAAGAAGAAAACCGACAGGGTTATGTGGGCATTGCAAGGGCGATTTGAAAACGGTTATGTTACGTTAAACAAAGGAGAGTGGAATAATCGGTTTCTTGATCAATTATTTCAGTTTCCAGATGCTTTAACGCATGATGATTTGGTAGATGCCCTGGCATACATAGACCAGCTGGCTCAGGTAGCATACGACTACGAATACGAAATTGACGACCACGAAATTTTAGATGTGGTATCGGGATACTAATATGGCAGAAGAAATTTACAGCCCAGACCCCATGATGATTGAGCAGTCCCTTACCGAGTGGGTCATAACAAAGTGCGAAAGCTGGCGGGATTACTATGAATCAAACTATGAAGACCGTTTTGAAGAGTACTATCGACTATGGCGCGGACAATGGAGCCCAGAAGACTCTCAGCGAGCATCTGAGCGGTCTAGGATTATTAGCCCTGCCCTTCAACAGGCTGTTGAATCGAATGTCGCGGAGTTGGAAGAGGCGACTTTTGGTCGTGGAAAGTTTTTTGATATTGCAGATAATTTCGGTGATGGTCAAAGGGAAGATGTTTTATATCTACGCAAAAAACTTACTGAAGACTTTGAAGCCTGCCAGGTCAGAAAAGCTGTTGCCGAATGCCTTATTAATGCGGCTGTCTTTGGAACTGGCATCGGCGAAGTGGTTATTGAGGAAGTTAAAGAAATGGCTCCGGCGTCAGAGCCAATCATGGGTGGTGACCTTCAAGCGGTTGGTGTCAATGTAACAGATCGTGTTGTTGTAAAGCTAAAACCCGTCCTTCCTCAGAACTTTTTGATCGATCCTGTAGCTACATCTGTTGATGATGCGTATGGGGTGGCGATTGATGAGTTTGTAAGCCGCCATACCGTAGAGTTGTTGCAAGAGCAAAACATTTACAAAGAAGGCGTTATTGAATCTGCGGCTTCTGATACTGATCTTGAGCCAGACCAAGACCTGACAATCTATAACGATGACAAGGTTCGTCTGACCAAGTACTACGGGCTTGTACCTAGAGAGCTTCTTGAGGCTGAAGATGTCGAAGTTGAAGAAGATTCGATGTATGTCGAAGCCATCGTCGTCATTGCCAACGGCGGTACACTGCTAAAAGCAGCAAAAAACCCTTATATGATGGGCGATAGACCTGTCGTTGCATTTCCTTACGATGTAGTTCCTGGGCGATTCTGGGGTCGTGGGGTTTGTGAGAAAGGTTATAACAGCCAAAAGGCGCTCGACACAGAGCTTAGAGCGCGTATTGATGCTCTGAGTCTAACAATTCACCCAATGCTCGCTATCGACGCTACACGGCTTCCTAGAGGGGCTAAGCCAGAGGTTCGCCCTGGCAAGATGATACTGACAAATGGAGATCCGCGTGAAGTTCTTCAACCGTTTAATTTTGGTCAGGTCGGGCAAATTACATTCGCTCAGGCTCAGGCGCTTCAAAATATGGTGCAACAAGCAACTGGAGCGGTGGATTCCGCAGGAATTGCGGGACAGGTTAACGGAGAAGCGACTGCTGCTGGGATTAGTATGTCTTTGGGCGCTATTATTAAGCGCCACAAGCGTACTCTGATTAATTTTCAGCAGTCATTTCTATTGCCGTTTGTTACCAAGGCGGCTCATCGCTACATGCAGTTCGATCCAGAAAACTATCCGGTAGCAGACTATAAGTTTGTAGCAACCAGCACTCTTGGTATTATTGCCAGAGAGTATGAAGTTACTCAGTTAGTTCAATTGTTGCAAACCATGCAGCAAGATAGCCCCATGTATCCTGTTTTAATCCAAAGCATTATTGACAATATGAATCTAAGCAACCGCGAAGAGCTTATTGCTACGATGCAACAGGCATCTCAACCAAATCCACAAGCTCAAGAAATGGCTATGTTGGCTCAGCAGGCGCAGCTTGGCCTACAACAGAGCCAGACAAATGCGTTAAATGGTCAGGCAGCAGAGTCGCAGGCACGAGCCGCCAAGATCGCTATTGAGGCCCAGATAGCTCCTGAAGAGCTTGAAATTGACAGGATAAATGCTATTACTAGAAACCTTAAAGAAGGTGATGCTGATGACAAAGAGTTTGAGCGGCGGCTCAAAATAGCCGACAGACTGTTAAAAGAACGCGAACTGGAAGGAAAAACGCCCAATGCTAATGACGCAAACCGAAATCAACAACCTCCTGAACCAAGTCAACGCGGCATTCAAGGAGCAGTCCGACAGCTTGAAGGAGTTGAAGGCCAAGCTAGACTACCTAGAGGAGAGGTTTGATGCCGAAGAAAAAAGATTCAAAACTCGCTCGGGCAGGCGTAAGCGCGTACAACAAGCCGAAGAGAACACCGAATCACCCAACCAAGAAGTTCGTGGTAGTAGCGAAGAAGGGTGATAAAACTAAGCTGATTCGGTTTGGCGATCAAAAAATGACAATTAAAAAAAATCAGCCAGCCAGAAGAAAGTCATTTAGGGCTAGACATAAGTGTGATACGAGCCCACCAGATAAGCTGACAGCAAGGTACTGGTCATGTAAGAAGTGGTAACGATCAATCAAAAGGAGTAAAGGTTGGAAGACTTGGAGAAGAAGTACAAGCTAAAAACAAAAGAGGCAATTGATACAGCACAAAAATATCACAGGCTTTTAACTAAAAAGAAAGACAAGGTTGTCATTATGTATTCTGGTGGCATGGATAGCGTGTCATTAGCATGGAGCTTGCTTGAGCATACACAACATAATGTTCATATCCACTCTATACATCTTGACAATTCTGAAGGTAGGTTTAAGGCGGAGGCTCAAGCTATATACCAAAGCATTAACTGGCTCAAAGATCATCAGCGTGAGTTTGAGTTTTCGTCGTGCTTGTATTCCTACAAAGCCAAATACCCTGGGGGAAGAGATATGGCGCTTGCGTTGTTTCAGGCGGGTAGGGTCATATCGACTATGACAGATCCTGTGTGCGCTGTGTTTACTGGCGATTACAACATGAGCAAAGAAGAAAGCGCAGAAGCATATGGCGTGTTGAGTGCTTTGTTTATGAACAAACACAACAAGCCAGTATGGGCAGCTCCATTTGATTACATGAGCAAAGTTCCTCTTGAGCGTAGTCTTGGAGTTTATTACGCTATGCCAGCAGAGTTGCGAAAAATGTATTGGTCGTGTAGAAGACCAAATGAAACACCGGAAGGTTTTTTGGCTTGTGGCGAATGCCATGCCTGCAAGCGCCAATACATGATGAAACAACACATACGGAAGGTTGAGGATGAAAGTAAAAGCGCCTGACGGTTACCACTGGATGAAGAGTGGCAAGAGTTTTAAGCTGATGAAGGATCCTGCTGGCGGATATAAGCCACACAAAGGTGCTTCCAAGTCAGCTAATTTTGAAGTTCAAAAAGTCCACAAAGGTAAATAAGGAGACTGTTATGTATCATGGTGCAATGAAGCCTAAAAAAAAGAAAAAGGCTGCGAAGAAAAAGAAAAAGGCTAAGAAGTAATGCCTAAGAAAGCTGGTAAATATTCTGCAAAGCAGAAAAAGCTTGCTAGGGTTGCTCCCCCACGGGACAAGATTACTGGTGCTGACTTAAAGAGGCTGAGAAAACGTGCCAAGAAAAAAAGCTAAAGCAAAGCCCAAGAAAAAGAAGGGCGCTATACCTGATAACGTAAAGAATAAGGCTCTTTACTCTCGGGTAAAGTCGGAGGCTAAGCGCAAGTTTGACGTATACCCTAGTGCCTATGCGAATGCATGGCTTGTTAGGGAATACAAAAAGCGTGGTGGAACCTATGCCTAAGCCAAAAGATGGCTTGACCAAGTGGTTTAAGGAAGAATGGGTTGACATCAAAACCGGAAAGAAGTGTGGACGTAAAAAAGCCAAAGGCTCTAAGCGTCCATACCCAGCTTGCAGGCCCAAAGCCGTAGCTGCAAAGATGAGCAAGGCTGAAAAAGATGCGGCGAAGCGTAAAAAAACAGGGCCAAAAGCAATTAAGTATGCGGTAACAGCTTCAGGGAGGAGACGGAAACCCGCAAAGAAAAAATCGAACTAGGAGAGAGATAACCTTATGGCCTCTATTGATAAAGAAACTGAAGAGTATTACAACAAGTATTTCGACCTGTTTACCAACGATGGTTGGAAGCAGTTAATCGAAGAGCTTAGGCAAAATGCCTTGGCAATCAATAGTGTTGAAGCTACAAAAGACTCGGATGATTTGTATATCCGCAAGGGCCAGCTAAATGTTTTGGCGTATTTGTTGAACTTTGAGTCTACTGTAAACAACAACTTTGAAGAGCTGCAAAAAGAAGATGTACAAGATATTTGACTTTCGTTGCGAAAACGGTCATATATTTGAAGACTTTGTGGAAGGCGGAACCGCAGTTAGTAGGTGCAAGTGCGGTGCCTTAGCAAAAAAGATCACTTCAGCATCAAATTTCGTGCTGGATGGGTCTACTGGGGACTTTCCTGGTAGGCACATGAAGTGGGTGCGAGAGCATGAAGAAGCTGGTCGAAAAGGACGGGAAGCTCGACGCGAAGAGAGTCAATCCCAGTAATTCCATAACCGTTAGGCGGAATGAGTTTAAATGATGTCAAGAGCGACAATTATTGATGAGCGTCCAGATATAGAAGAATCTGACGTTTCGCAGGACACAGTGCAAGAGTCTGTAGAGGTTCCTGAGCAGGAGCAGCCTCAAGACCCTGACATTCCAGAAAAGTATCGTGGTAAGTCTGTCCAAGAGCTTGTACAGATGAATCAAGAGCTTGAAAAGTTTTCAGGCAAGCAGAGTACGGAAGTTGGCGAACTGCGGAAGTTGGTTGATAACTATATACAGACAGAACTCGACAACAAGCAAGCACCTGAAACACAGCAGGAAGATAACGACAGTAGTGATGTCGATTTTTTTGTTGACCCGCAAAGTGCTGTTAATCGGGCTATAGACAATCATCCTAAGATCAAAGAGGCAGAAACGTACACTAAACAGTACAAACAACAGGCCACTCTTGCTCAATTGAGATCAGACCATCCTGATATGGATCAAATCTTGCAAGACCCTAAATTTGCTGAATGGATAAAGGGATCGAAGGTTAGAACGCAATTGTTTGTTAATGCAGACCAAGCGTATGACTATGATTCTGCACATGAACTATTTTCGCTTTGGAAGGAACGAAGCAGCATAGTTCAGCAAACTGCGAAAGCAGAACGTGCTAGTCGTAAGAGTGCGGTAAAATCAGCAACAACAGGCAATGCCCGAGGTACAGCGGAAAGGTCAAGTAAAAAAGTTTATCGTCGTGCTGACATTATTAAACTTATGAAGACTGACCCAGACCGTTATAACGCTTTGTCAGATGAAATTCTGAAAGCCTACGCGGAGGGTCGAGTTAGATAGCCTAAAGGAGATTTTTCATGGCTACAGCAACTTATCCTGGCGCGGCGGGTAATACCGCATTAACAGAAGCGGCAACTTTTGTACCAGAAATTTGGTCCGATGAGATTATTGCTTCTTATCAAAAGAACTTGAAGATGGCTCCCCTTGTCAAGCGTATTGCTATGAATGGCAAGAAGGGTGACGTTATTCATATTCCTAAGCCCACTCGTGGTGATGCCAATGCTAAGGCGGCTGATACTGCGGTAACAATCATTGCCAACACTGAATCAGAGCTTCAGGTTACGATTAATCGTCACTTTGAATACTCGCGTCTGATTGAGGACATCGTAGAGGTACAGGCTTTGTCCTCTCTGCGTCAATTCTACACTGAAGATGCTGGTTACTCTCTGGCTGTTCAGGTTGACAATGACCTTCATGCAGCTGGTACTGGTTTTGGTGATGGTGGCGCTGTTGTATTTAGCCCTGCCGCCACTGACTACCAGCACACTGGTTGTTTCTTTAACGATAACGGTACTACCACTCAGTACACTGATGACACTCTGGTAGCTGGTGACGAGTTCACGGATGCATTTTTCCGTGACATGATTCAGAAACTGGATGACAACAATGTACCAATGGAAGGCCGTAATCTGATCATTCCACCCGCAACGCGCAATGCGATTATGGGCATTGATCGGTATGTGTCATCTGACTTTGTAAGTGGCGGCACTGTTAGCAGTGGCTTGATTGGCAACCTGTATGGCGTAGACGTTTATGTTTCCGCTAACTGCAGAACCATTGAGGCGGCGGCTGACAATACAGCATCAAGCGTGGACACTCGTGCCGCGTTGCTGTTCCACACTGAAGCTGTCGTGATGGCAGAGCAAATGGCTGTTCGATCTCAGACTCAGTACAAGCAAGAGTATCTTTCTACTCTGTACACTGCAGATACCCTTTATGGTGTCCAGGTGTATCGTCCTGAAGCTGGATTTGTACTCGCAGTTCCATCTGCATAATCTACACGGGGGCTTCGGCCCCCTTTCCTTTTACTTCGCGTTTTTCTTGGAGTAGTTCATGGCAACCACAATTAAACTCAAGAACGGATCGGGTGCGCCCTCTGCTAGTGATTTAGTCCAAGGCGAGCCAGCGTTAGACCTGACAAACAACCGACTTTATTCAGAAAATGGTAGCGGCTCAGTAGTCGAGATTGGCACCAATCCAACGAGCTTGTCGATTAATGGCACAGCTGTTACTGCGACAGCTGCCGAATTGAATATATTGGATGGTGTGACATCAACAGCCGCAGAGCTAAACATCCTTGATGGCGTAACCAGCACAACAGCAGAACTCAATATTCTTGATGGGGTAACCGCAACAACTGCTGAACTAAACATCCTTGACGGAGTTACTGCTACAGCGGCAGAACTCAACATTATGGATGGTGTAACGTCGACTGCCGCAGAACTTAACATATTGGATGGCGTTACAAGCACAACTGCGGAGTTGAACATCCTAGATGGTGTGACTGCTACTGCCGCAGAACTGAATATTCTCGATGGTGTAACAAGTACCACTGCTGAGTTGAATATACTTGATGGAGTTACCAGTAGTGCTGCAGAGTTAAATATTCTTGACGGTGTTACATCTACGACTGCTGAGCTAAATATATTAGATGGCGTAACTTCAACGGCTGCAGAGCTTAATATTCTGGATGGGGTTACAGCTACAGCGGCAGAGTTAAATGTCCTTGATGGTGTAACAGCTTTTGTCGATGAAGACGATATGAGTAGTAATTCTGCTACGTCTATTCCCAGTCAACAGTCTGTTAAAGCCTATGTAGACTCTCAAGTAACGGCGCAGGATCTAGACTTCCAAGCTGATTCAGGTGGCGCACTCAGTATTGATCTTGATTCAGAGACTATGACGTTTACTGGCGGCACTGGTATTGATACGTCTGGATCTGGAAATGCTGTTACATTTGCGATTGATTCGACTGTAGCAACGCTTACAGGCACACAAACGCTTACTAACAAAACCTTAACATCGCCTGATGTAAACACCCCAGACATTGATGGCGGCACGATTGACGGCACTGTTATTGGAGGCTCTACAGCCGCCGCAGGCACGTTTACTACATTTACCTCTACTGGTATCGACGATAACGCCACAAGCACTGCGATTACGATTGATTCTAGTGAGAGGGTAGGTATTGGTGAAACGGCTCCACCAGAGAGGCTTGTTGTAAACGGGTCAAGCGGAGATGCCGTAGAGCTTTACCTTGATGGAAATACCTCTGATTCAACGTTCGACCTAAAGTGGACAGATAATAGGACAGGCACTCATGCAGAAAGCATGAAGATACGGTCTAAGAGAGAAGGAACTAATGGCTCTTACCATATGCTGTTCAGCACTACGCAGACCGGAACACCAGCCGAGCGTATGCGTATTAAATCTAATGGCAACGTAGGTATTGGTACGCAGAATCCTGACCAGCTCCTGCATTTAAAGAAAGATGATTCCGCTCCGCATATTCGGTTTGAGCGAAATGATACTAGCGTTGGAAATGGCACCAGCATTGGTCAAATTGATTTTGAACATCAAGAATCAGGAAATGCAGGAACTTGCGCTAAGTTTGGTGTTGTATCTGGCGACACGGATGGCACCGGAGAGTTTCTTTTTCAGACCGGATTAGCCGGAACGACTACTGAAAGGCTCCGAATTGACAAAGATGGCAACGTAGGTATTGGCACATCATCGCCTGGTGGACTTCTTCATTTAAGGAAAGACACCACAGATGGCATAGCGCAAGTTTTATATCAAAATGATGCTCGACAATACAACGTGGGCCTTAACGGATTGTTGTCAGATTCTTGGATTATTTATGACAACACAGCCGCCGCAACGCGCTTTGTTCTTGATACCTCTGGTAACGTTGGTATTGGTACCACTACCGTCAACAGGAAGCTAGAGCTGTCAGGCAACAACAACGCTGGCGCAAAAGCTAACTACCTCAGAATTACTGATACTGACACCACAGCTACAGCAGATAATCAACAGGGTGGCATTGAGTTTTATGCAAGCGATTCTAGTGCTGGTGCAGGAGTTACAGCCAGCATAGAGGTTTTATACGCGGGCTCTGGTGGAGGCGGCGAGATTACCTTCAACACTGCAGCAAATAGTGGCGCTGGTGTTTCTGAAGCCATGCGGATTGATGAGTCTGGTAACGTAGGCATTGGTACTACGAGTCCTCAGTTTCAGTTTCATTTAAGCGGCTCTGCTCCTGGAACAGTATTTAGTGAGACTGCGGCTGCAAAATACTATAGAAACCGTGCCGCCGCTTCTGCATTGACTTGGGACCTTCTTAATACGGATTACTCATTTAATTCTGAGGTTATGCGTATTGATACCTCTGGTAACTTGCTGGTTGCAAAAACAAGCGCGTCTGGAACAACTTTAGGGCCAGAGCTACTAGCAAACGGCCAGATTAATGCCGCTTCTGCTGGTGACTTTTTAAATATGTATTCTACTAGCGCGAGTGCGTATAGGTTTTATGTGACAAACGCTGGCACGATTAATGCCACCAATACAAGCATTCAGGCTATTTCTGATGCGTCATTAAAAGAAAATATCCGCGATCTAGACAAAGGGCTGGAAACTATTAACGCTTTACAGCCGCGTAGGTTTGATTGGAAAAACGGCGATGGCAACGACATTATGGGTTTTATTGCTCAAGAGGTTCAATCGTCATTGCCAGAATTGGTCCACTCTACGAAATACAATGAATCTGAAAATAAATTAGCCATAAAAATGGGAGACATGATTCCATCTATGGTCAAGGCTATTCAAGAATTGTCAGCACAAGTAACCGAACTCAAAGCCGAAATAACGGCACTAAAAGGAGAGTAAAATGGCACACACATGGACTGTAGCAACAATGGATTATGACGTTTCGTCAGGCGGTAAAACTAACGTAGTGACTGGCGTGCATTGGCGTTGCACAAAAACTGATGGGGATCACTCTGGCTTATCCTACGGCACAGTAGGGCTTGAGGCTCCTGGTGACTCGTTTGTCGAGTGGGCTGACATTACGGAAGCAACTGCTATTGGTTGGGCAAAAGCTGCGATTGGCACTGATGAAGTAACTGCTATCGAAGCCGCTATTGATGCACAAATTGCAGAGCTTGCTACACCTACTGTTGGCGCTGGCATTCCTTGGTAGTCCAATGAATGGATCCTTTATCTTTAATTGCGATGGCGTCGACTGCCTTCAAAGGTATACAGACGTTAGTTTCTCAGGGTGCAGAGATTGAGCATGTTGCACAGAAGCTGGGTCATTGGTATGGCTTAGTTTCTGATATTAAAGAAGCTGAAAAGGAAGCAGAAAACCCGCCGTTATTTAAAAAGTTATTTGATGGCGAATCTGTTGAGCAACAGGCATTAAATAGTGTTATTGCAAAGAAAAAGGTAGAGGAACAAGAAAAACAAATACGCGAGCTAGTTACATGGGCTTATGGGGTAGAAACGTACAAAGAAATGATGCAGATGCGTCGAGAAATACGAGCTAAACGTGAGCGGATAATTTACAAGCAACGCCGAAGACAGCGCAGGATGTTAGATGTGTCGGCAATAATACTTGGTTTAATGATTTCTGGTGGTGTTATTTTTGCAACAATCTCATTAATTAGGAGTGTTTAATGAAAAAGCTTGGTGTTGTTTTATGTTTTTTGTTGGGTGGTTGTGCTTCTGCAACGACTGAGTACTATGAGGCTGTTACAGCGGCAGCAAATGCCAATGCGGCGGCTTCCCAGGCTAAGTTTGACGCGCTTTCAGCTATTGCAGCGGCTGGGGATGGG